AACAACGAGTTGCGCTGGATCATCCACTTCTCATACATCGGATCATTTTGATCGTTGTGAAGTTTGTATGCCTTGGTTCGCACCACGTTCTTTACGGCGGTATCTCTCGCCTGTTTAGATGCGTAGCTTTGATTAACGGGATCACCCAAGTGCTTGAAGTTCTTGTAGGTGTTGTAGTAGTCTACAGGATACTCCTGATAAGTCTTCAGGATGTAATCTTGCGTGATCATTGTACCCGCATAGTACCCGAAGTCCTGCCCATCCAACACATTGAAGTAGCTGTAGGGGGCAATGTTTCGCACAATGTTGTATTGTTTGGTAAGCTCTGGCTTTGAATACAGATACTTGCTGTTGGGTCTAATCGTCTTGGCCGAATACGTTGGCGCATAGGTGTACTCAGCAAACACACCACCCTTCTGCTTCTGTCTGTCAATCAACTCTTCTATGCTGACAAACTTGAAGGTCTTGTTCGTTTCGAAGAAGAGGAACGAGGGGGCTTCCGTGGAGTTGATGAAACTTCGGTTGGCAATCCAATTGATACACTTCAACGGACTCCATGAACATGCCACAAACGACACGGAAGACCCGTGTTGGTTGCCGCTTGACGCAACGGTGGTGTTGGGAGAATCACTCCCCAACACAATGCGCTTTACGGAAAGGTACTCAGTGAAAATCTTCTTGACTACCTCATCTGTTGTTCCCTTGAACTTCTTGGTGAGGTTCGTAACGTTGTCAATGTACGCTTCCATTGACATGAATGAAATGGTGTACCCCTGTTCCACATCACTCTTCGTGAAGATACGATCATCTACTGACGTAACCTTGAAGGTCTTGCGAATGCTGTCTGTGAATGTGGGGGTACGAAATGAAAGTGTGATAGTCTCAGTACCCACCAACGGGATTTTGGTGATGAGGTTGGTGGCGTCATTTATGTACACATGCCCCATCATTGTGTTGGAGAAAATGTCCTCAAACAACACGGTTTCCACCACGAAGTTGGTGATGTTGATTGCCTCACCCTTGTCGGTCACAATGACAATGGCTTCGGTAATAACATCTCCCGGTTCGTTGATCTGCTCAAGATTGATATTTGAGCTAGGAATGAATGCGGGATTGCCCATTATTTGATGATCAAGGAGTCAAAGATAGACACGAACTGCTGAAGATATTGGGAATCCAACATCTTGATATTGCGCTTGTCGTTGTTGCGTGTTTCTTCATACTCAAGAACAGACACAGGAACAGCACCCGCAAAAGTGGAATCCACTTCAAATAGTGTTACTGGGTCGATATAGTGATGCACCGCTTCGGTATCCGTATAGTTGTCGGCTAAGTACTCATTAAATTCGTCATTGTCCATTGGCCATTCTTCGCGCATATTGACAATGTCATTCACCAAGAGGATCACCCAATGAAAGAAAGCAGACCCATAATAATCATGGGCAATTTTCTCAGGGGTTTCCCCGTCCTTGATCACATACGGGATGATCCCATTGGTGATATTCCCAAACCCCTTGCCTGTGCGAATACGCCGGAAGAAGTCGGTGATAATCACCTGACGCTGAACCTTGGTGGGGGAGTTCATCGGCCCCTGATACCCCGCAACGGTCATATACACAGGGAACTTCTGAAAATAGGACATTAGAAGCCCCTCTCGTCAAATCGTTCCTGTGTCATCATTTCAAGCTCGGTGAACTTCAATTTCATGGTGATTTCCGTTGGCGCACCCTCTGACCCACGAAACGTGGTGAAGTCCGTGCCGCCGTATTCCACGCTCATATCAGTTAATGCACAATTCGAAATGCGGAATAGTTCTGAGTTGGGCGCACCCTTGTAGTAGTAGCAGATGGAGAACTCTGCTGGATACTTGAGAATAGCCTTGCCGCCACCCAAACTTGGGTGCATATACTTCTTGAACATGTTGATGATTTGTCTGACAGAAATGTACTCGTCGCCATCCTTGGGGAGGAACGAATAATCATAAGAAAAGGTACGGAACTTCATGCTCTTGAACAACTGTGCCTTGAAGGGGTTGGGGGTCATAGCCAAGGTTCCTTCCAACGCTTTGCCAGCGTTACCAAAAATTTTGCTTCCAGCACTTTCTGCACCTTTCATAAGGAGAGATGCACCCATACCAGTAATCGTGGGATTGGAACTGTCAGCAAAGGCACCCATAAGACCAAGCTCTTCTTCACCCCATGAGGCACTATAGCTGGCAATAGGTTTTCCCGCCATGTATAGGGCGATAACGTCCTTCAGAAGCACCTGAGAACGATCCGCAACATTAGCAAGGATTGCACCACCAGCCGCACCAGCAACCGCACCAGCGGCACCAGCCATAATTGCTACACCCGCTGTTGTTCCTTCAATCTGTTCTACAAATTTACCAGCTTTACCGCCCATAACCCCACCAAATTGTGCGCCAGCAATAGTTCCAACTGCTGTCCCCTGACCCTCAGTATTGGGGCGATTCATCTTGGTGTTATCCATTTTTACATTTGCAACAACTGGTTTGTTGGAGTTTTGCAATTCGGAAATATCTGACTTGCGAATGTTCACGAAGAACATGACGTAGTGAGGATACTGATTGGTTGCCAAATCGCTTGGATAACGAACAATTCGAAACCCCCCAGATTCTTTGTCGGGGTCAGTCGATGTTATAGATGCTGTTCTGAAGATATCGTCAGCAGATTGATTTTCGGGCATAAATACTCGTAAGAGAGGGACTACTCCTATTTATATGGTATTTCATGGCCTACACCAAAGACTGTTACAAGGGAAAATTCCAACCGCGCAACCCTCAGAAGTATCGGGGCGACTTGACGAATATCGTGTACAGGTCTTCGTATGAAGTACGCTTCATGAAGTGGTGTGACCTGAATGCTAATGTGTTGGAGTGGGGAAGTGAGGAAATCATTGTTCTCTACCGAAGCCCCTTGGACAATCAAACCCACCGTTACTTCGTGGACTTCTACATCAAACTGAAAACCCGTACTAGTGAAGTCAAGAAGTACCTCATTGAAGTCAAACCGTTTCGGTTTACTCAGGAGCCTGTCATTCCCAAGAGGAAGACACGGAACTTCATTGCAGAGGTCAAGCAATGGGGGGTGAATCAAGCCAAGTGGAAGGCGGCTGAAGCATATGCCAAATCCATTGGGTTAACGTTCATGCTGGTGACTGAGAAAGACCTTAACCCCATTGCCTAGCACTATAAATAGCATTATGCAGTCTTTACCCCTTCCATACAGCTATTAGATCATTCGGGTACACACTCATTTATACAACCAGAACCCATTTGTCAACCCCCCTATGCCACCACTGAGAAGCAACCCTAACCCCTTCGTACATATGAGGGAAAGTGCCTTAAAAGGTAACCCCTCTCGTTCCGTGCGTTGGTATCAAGACCAAATTCGAAAACTTGGAATGGGTCTTCGACACATCAACCCACAACGGGTGATGACTAGTGGATTGGGGACGGGTTTGAATGGGGTAAAGATTGGACAGATGTTTCTCTACTATTACCACCCCAAGCATGAGAAAAGATTACCACATTGGGATGCCTTTCCGCTTGTCATCCCATTTCGTATGACCGACGATGGTTTCTATGGTGTTAACTTCCACTACCTCAACCCGAATGACCGCATGGCTTTCTTGAAGACTGTCATGTTGATTCAAAAGTCTGGTGGATTGAATTGGGAAGTCCTCAAGGCACACGCCGGAACCTTCGCGGAACACTGCGTCAAGCGGTATCTGTATAGTCATGTAAAAAACCAATACTTCCTGAAGATCGAACAAGAGGATTGGAAGACCACGATTATGTTGCCTGTTGAGCAGTTTGTCAAGGAAACGAAATATTCCGCTTACCTCTAGGATTCAACATGTCTGAACTTCATATCCCAAAACTTAGTCAGTTTATCGGTCTTGCCAGAAACCATGCCTTTGCAAGAACAAACCGTTTCTTGGTTGAGTTTTTTCCACGCACATCGACAGTTGACAATGTGGATAATGTCATTGGCATGTTGTGCGAGGAAGCAGAATTTCCCGGCAAGAGCATCGAAACACGCTCTCTTCGTATTGCGGCTCTGTCAGAGCATAGGGCGCACTATGTAGATTACAAGAACAAACAAATCAACTTCAAGTTCATCATTGACAACCCATGGCGCGTAAAGAAGTATTTTGATGCATGGATGGGTTTGGCTGTTTCCCCCATGAGTCTAAACGGTAATAATCCAAAGGAAGTTGGGTATTACAGAGATTACATTGGTACTGTAAACATCTTTTCCCTTGCACCAATTGTGAATGCTCAGTGGCAAAATATTGATCTTGGAAGACCAAAAGTTGGAAGTGGTCATTATAGTGACCCTCAAGGAAACACAGAAAGTCCTCTTTATGGGGTACAATTGCGGGAAGCGTGGCCCACTGAAATGAGCGCACAACCTATGTCTAGCGGTTCTGAGGGATATCATCGCCTAAACATTACCATGACATTCAAATGGTGGGAAAATATTCTTATCGATGGGGATGGAACACCATACACTGAGGTTCAAAGTGGGGAAGGGAGAATGGGGGGTTCTACGGCTGAAGAGGTTTCTCTTCGTCTTTCAGAGCCAGAAAAGATTCCCGTTGCAACAATAAAGTCATGTAAGTTGCCCCCCAAACCTGTTAGTTGGCTTGGACGATTTGGTGGTAGTGGTGGGTTCTCTGGTGGCGGTTCAAGTGGTAGTTGGGGCCGTCCATAACAAACATTTTTCGAGGAAACAGTATGTCTATACCATTGGTTAAGGTGCCGCGATATCAAATGACTCTCCCCCTTACGGGAGAAGTGATTGATTACCGTCCGTTCTTGGTGAAGGAAGAGAAGTTGCTGATCATGGCAAAGGATTCGGGTGATCGACAGATGATCATTCGCACCGTTGGCGATATCGTGAGAGATTGCACAGATGGCAAGGTGGATGCTACCATTCATCCCATGTTCCATGTGGAGTATGCCTTTCTTGAGATTCGCGGCAAGTCGGTGGGTGAAGAGATTGAGTACTACTTGGTGTGTGGAAAGTGCGGTCACAAGACCACAACGTACACGAAGGTAGATGACTTCAAGCTCCTAACTCATGAAGGACACACCAATAACGTGGTGGTCAATGAAGAGATTCGTCTGACCATGAAGTACCCCACGTTTGAGGATTTCGTGACGCTGTTTGGTGACAAGGAAGAAGATTTGCCCAATGTGGATGCCGTGGTTGCCAAGTGCGTGGACACCATGATCACCAAGGATGAGGTCATCAAGGTCACACGGGACAACCGTGGGGAAATGAAGGACTTCATCGACAACATGCTTCCAGAGCAGTACACCAAACTTGAGCAGTTTTTCGCCACCATGCCAGTGCTTCAGTGTGAGAAGGAATACACTTGTGATCGGTGCGGAACAGATAACGTAGTTAACATTGGTGGAATCAACAATTTTTTCGTGTAACTCTTTCCCACGATAACTCGGCTAATTTCTACAAGACCAATTTCTTACTCATGCAGTTGCACAAGTATTCGATCAGTGAATTGGAAAGTATGATGCCGTGGGAAAGAGAAGTCTTCATCGGGTTGCTAATCGATCACCTTAGGAAGAAGAAACACCCAGACCAAGAAGAATAGGCGCATTCATGGCATATTTCAAGCCCGACCAAAAGAGAAATAACTCTAAGAAGAAGATTCGACAGACCATCCGGCCTGAACTGGATGTTCAGGGGATTGTTCGTCGCAATGAACAATTCTTGGATACTCTGTATGCCCTTCGACCCCATCTCTTGAAGGACGATGAATCACTTCAATTGATCGATAAGATTATTGGTGGCCTTGAGAAAATCCAACCCAATGTTACGTCATCAGAGAGTCATGACAAGAACATAGCCTCGGCCATTGCACGGCTTATCAATAACATTCAGGGTGATGCCGAATTAAAGCCATATGTGGACGCCCTCAAGAAGATTGGTGGTGAGCTTGTCCTATCACGAACAAAGCCGCGAAGCATCAAAGAGGTATTGGCACGAAACTATCTTGGGCTTCAACCACAAGATGTGCGTGATAAGGGTGTAATGAAGTCTTTTGGCGATGATGCGGTACAAAACCTGAGAGCCATTTTTGGCGGCAAGGGAAAAGAAGATACCTTCAAGAAGACCATGGGGGATCAGAAAGCCATTCAGGGTATTGCCAAGAAGAGAGAAAAGCGTCAGGAAGACGAAGACAAGAAGGTTGAGGACGAAGCAAATAAGAAAGAACAGTCTCATGAAGAAGCGATAAGAGAGGACAAGGAACGGGATCGGCAGAAGCAAAGAAATCGGGACAAGGATGCCGTTCACGAAGAAGCCCTTGAGGAAGAAAAGAATCGCGGCGATGCCATGAAGCAGGGTGTCGCCACCGTTGGCGATTCTATTGCGGAGAGGGACGCCATTCACGCACAGGCCATTGAACGGGAAAATGATATTGAAGAGGCAACCCTGACAGCGCGTGAAAATCAGTCAAAGCGGGAAGAACAAAAGAAGGAAAACCAAGACACGCAGGATCAGAAAGAAAAGGATGAGATTGAGGCCGCGAGCGATGATGGTGTCACTGCTGAAATCCTTGAGGAAGTCAAAGCCATCCACGAAATCCTTGAGAAGGGTGGCATTGCTGTTGCTGGCGAAGGCACAGGAACAGGAAAGGGGAAGACCAAGGGAAAGGCCGCAGAGAAACCTAGCGACGATGAAACACCCCTAAGCAGGGATGATGCCATCAACAAGATGGTCAACGAATTCAAGATTTCAAGAGAAAAGGCTGAAGAAGCTTACGACAAACAGATCAAAAAGGAAGAAGAATCCCTTGTTGCGGAAGACAAGAAAGAGGCAGAACTAGAAGCTCATGCTGAAGATAGAGAACGTTCTATGCGTCGGGGTGCAGAAGAACGCCTTCAGAAGGAACAACAGGAAGCTCAAGTTGAAGAACTTGAGAACGCTCACGCTGAAGCATTGGACATGGAAGAGGGTAGTAACAAGGGGCGTGTTCACTCAACCGCCATTGCCCAAGATCGCGCCAATGAAACTGATCGTTATCGCTCCATGGACAAGGAACAGGCTCATGGGGAAGCAAACGCTTGGCAAGTACAACGTACATCTGGACGCATTGACGATAAGGATTTGGCGCAGGATGTTGCCAATTCCATGGATACCAAGCGGGAAGCCCAAATTGCAGAAAAGACAAAGTCTCATGAGGAAGCACTAAAGATTAATGAGGGGCGCAAGCTCGACAAGGAATCCGCAGAGAAAGAAGCGCGTCTAACAGAACGCTGGCGTAATCTTCCCAAGGATGCCGCCCATGAAGAGGCGTTGGCTGATGAAGCCAAGTTGAATCCTGCCCCCGTTGCGGCCACTGTAGAGGCTCCTAAGCCCACTGAACTGCCTGATGAGCCTGAAGACCCAGAGAAGAAGGGGAAGGGTGGATCGTGGCTTGGTGGGGCGTTTAAGAAGGCTGGCGGGGCCATTGCGAAGGCTGGTAGTGGTGTTGCCGCTGGTGTGGCCGTTGGTGGTGCCGCGCTTGCGGGTGGCATCTACGCATGGAACAAGTATTCGGATGCCGGAAAGACTACCCGTGACCGTGCCGCAGAAGACAAGAAGCTCGGCACTGTTGGCTACGAAACGGCACAGAAAAGAGGGTACAATTCCACCAAGGAAATGCAAGCCGCCAACCGTGACAGGACGCAGAGAAAGACGGTTGGTAGTATTGGTCAAATGGAACCCCATACTCCACACACCACCTATACCCCAAGAGCGCACCGCCGTGGCAGTGCTATGGCCTCTGGCGGGGCTTCTGGGGGCGTAACGGGAATGGTCATGGGTACAGAGAAGGGTGGCATCGATGAGAGCATTACAGAGAAGCCAACACCATCAGCCCCCTCTTCTCAGATTATCTACGCTCCTTCTGCGCCAGTGGCCCAACAGCCACAACGTCAAGAGCGACAGTCCGTGTTCATCCGTCCTGTGCATCCAAGCTTTATGCGATATCAGGAAAAGAGATTATCACGAATACTGTTCCCACAGAACACCGTGTAACGAAAAGGGGGAGAAACCGAAATGGCTTCTCCCCCTTCTCTCATTCATGGTCTACGCTTTGTTGGCGAGACTCTTGAAGTATTCCTCTGTATCTTCCGGCTCTTCCTCTTCGGCGGCTGGTGCGGAACCCGCTGGCTTTCTCGGTTCCTCACTCTTGATATCTGGGGCCATTTCCGACTTCAACCCTTCGTTACGAACTTCAAGGGTTGCGGGGCTGTTCGTGACGTACTCGAAACGCTTCTTCAGCACTTCGTAGGACTTGAAGTGGCGCGGGTCAAGGAAATCCTTGAGTGAGCGACACTTATCCCAAATCGCATCCAACTGTTCATCCGTACCTTCAATCGCACTGCACGGAAGGAATGCGCTCTGGTCATAGTTCCTGCGCTTCTTCACGTTACAGACTACCAACTGAAGATTGGCACCCGTGAACATGTTGAAGGGGTTGAACTTTGCCATACCCTCGACGGGGGGCTTTCCAGCGGCCTTGATCTTGTCAAAAATCTTGACGCCGTACTTGAACAAGAACACCTTGCCCTCGTTCTCTGGACGCGCAGGGTCTTTGATGACCAAGATGTTGGAGTAGTGATTCAACCGACGCTTACGGCTCTTGGCCAAGGTACGGTTTGGGCCACTGTCATTCTCAAACTCCCCATCCTTCTCCAAAGCCCACAGACGGCTGTTATCTTCCGAAACAGGGTCTTTGTGGTCAGGGCCAAGCGTGGTCAGAGAATTCTCAATGTACCACTTGCCTGACGGCCCCTGAAAGCCGTGATCCCAACGGCGCACAAATGCGGCGTCTTCACCCTTTGGGGCGGGGAGGAAGCGAATAATGGCAAGGCCATTACCCATCTTGTCTGCGGGTGGACTCCAAAACACACCCTCTTCCTCCTTCTCGTAGCTCTTCTTCGTTGTATCTTCAATCTGCTTCACCAAATCTTCCATGTCGTTCTGCTTCTCGCGCATTTCTCTCAAGCTTGTAAACATCTGAAACTCCTGTTTCTAACGGTGTGTAAACGGTGTATAACGGTGTGTGAACGGTGGTACTACCATGATCTAGCGGTCATCATACTCATCATCAAGATCATCTGGATCGTACTCATACAACTTCTGACCATACTTCACGAAAACATCCTTCTCGTCGGGGGTTGGTTTCAACTCGTCACGATCCCCCTTGGCCCTACGGGTTTTTGCCTTCTGTGGTCGCCTCCATGTCACTTTACTCATGGGAGCTAAACACCTTTTCAGTTGCCACCTGAAAGTCCTCCTTGTTAAAGGTAAGAAAGGGTTCGTACTTGTGCATCAGTCTCGAAATCGGTTTCCAAATGAAGTCATCTTTCAAACGCTCATCGACCATGGGCCGATAGGTATATAGTCTGTCAAGGATGACCATGGTTTCCAGACTGATACGCTTGCCAAGGTATTCCTTGGCTATCAGGGGGTGACTATCACCAGACCACAACTCGGTGACGTTTTTGACCCCCATATCCTGTAGATGCAATATATCCTGTGTGTAGTGATATGTCAAGCCCTGAATGCGCTTTTGCCAATCCAAAAGTACCTCATCAGAATCCCCGCTGTACATACCCCCATATTTATCACCCTTCACAAAGTTGGCTACGAAGAACTCCACCAGATTCCGATTATCATATTTCTTAGCCAAGCGGGTAAGCTTGAATCGATTCTTGTTCTTCTCAAAGGATTCCTTCTTCATTTCCTTGAGATTGTACTTCCGCACATCATAGCTATCAGAGGTAAAGTGAAGCTTGATGTGCATGTACACATTGTACGCCATGTAGGGTGTCACTGTAATCCTCAAATGGGTAGTTTGCCCGACTTCTTCTTCATGAGGTTGAGATTTTCGGCTTCCACCTGAATCAAGTCCTTGAGGCGTCGATTGATCAGACTTGCCGCCGCCGATGGGTCAACGTTGCGCTCTTCACAGTACTCAATGATCATTTCGTAGTTGCTGATCTTCCTCTTCTCGGCTTCTGTCTCAATGTAGACAGAGAATTCCTCAGAGGTCTTGAACTGGCGGGTGATCAAATACTCAACCGTAAGTTCGCTAGGTTCCTTTGCTGACATAAAAGATGTGACCCCCAATTCGCTGGATTGGAAGCATGGCCAAGCTCCATTTGGGTTTGACCGTCATATTGTGGAAGTACATGGCATTCTTGATGGTTGGTAAACGCTTATGTTCAAAAAGAACTTCCCGTGCAATACGTTTGGCTTCCTTGTAGATTTTCATGTCTCGGATCGGGTATGGTTTGGCTGTCCACGAAAATTGAAACTTCTGATAGACAACACCACACACCGTCTTTGGAAATTGCTTGTGCTTCACCCTATTGAGCGTGACTGTGGCTACAGCCAACTTCCCTTCGTATGGTTCATCAGGGGCTTCATAGTAAATGTTCTTGGCGAGACACTCGGCTTCTTGTTCTTGGATTTTAGTCAGGGAGTCTGTTTTTGCTGTCAGCCCCATGAGGATGATCGTCGCAAGTTGCAAAATCATGTAGTCCTTGTGTAAGGGTTCATCCTATAAAACTACTCACCTGTTCTTGGTTTGTCAACCCCTCAAATGGAACTTCTTGGCACCCATTGCTGAGTGCCAAGAAGGATTGCCCATTCTGTTCCCAAGTGGGCGATTCTCGGTCTTTAGGAAACCATTTGCATGGCGTTCATGAAAGACAGGGCATTATAGTTGTTGCCCGTTAAAGTTTTGCTAGGGCTTACGGCCCTTCGCCTTTTCGGATAGCGTCTTAGTGTACTTGGCACCCAATCGAAACCATGACCACCCCAAAGTATTACGGTACTGCAAGTGGAGTGGAGGGGAGTCGAACCCCTGTCTTGGCCGCTTTTCTCTTCAGCATTGTACTATCATCCTGCACTTCTATTTATACGTCCCGCTTCAAATCCAGCTTGGCATGACAGTTGTAACACAGAATCTCTAGTTTTGGTTTCCCCTCTATGATTTGTTCACAATACTTCTTCCAACTCGGCTGTCGTGTTTTTCTGTGTCGGTGCGCGTGTCCGTCACCGTCCACATGATTAAGTGTAAAGACTTGGCGATCTGTTGTTCCACATTTCACACATTCATCACCCAACATTTCAAAGGCCAGTGTTCGCCATTTTACCCTATGCTTGACTGCTCTCTGAGTGTTGGTCATGCATTCGTTACCTTCTTCACCCTTGCCTTCTTCGGTGGATCGTACTTCTTTTCTGGTGAAGCCACATTCAACAACATGGCAATGTCCTTCAGAGCTTGATCGCGGGATACATCATGTAAGAACATCATTTCATAGATCGCTTCCATTCCAACGGTTCCAAACTCAAAATCCATCGACTTCACCCTCACACCACCATCAGTCAATTCTAATCTATGTGGTGCGAGGATTGCGTTTACTTCGGTTACTGGCAACATACAACCTCTACTGTGTTAGTAAGTCCTCATAATTCATACGAGCTATGATGTACTCCTTACACAAAGCACTTCTGACAATATCCTCAATGCCAAATTCTACAATGCGAAATGAGTCCATATGCTCCACGATTGAAACAAACTTCTTGAGTCCTGACATGTCGTTGCGCTTTGATAGATCGGTCTGTCGGAAGTCTCCACAGAAGATCATCTTCGTGTTGTTTCCAGCACGGGTCATGACAGAGTTCAACTCCATGTCTGTCATATTTTGCGCCTCATCAACGATAACGATACACTCATCCAATGTCAAGCCCCTAACGTGAGAAGTGATCATGAATTCAATACACTTTTGTTCCGTTAGACGGCCCCATGCCTGATCTGCAAATCTTGGAAATAGTGAAGCACAAATATCCTGATATGGGATCATGTAAACTTCACTTTTCTCTTTCTCGTCACCCGGAAGGTGACCAATATCACGCGAAGGTACAGCAGAACGAACAATGATAACCTTCTTGTATCTTCCGTCCCTATCTAGAACTTCTTTGAAGGCGTTATAGAGAGCAATGTAGGTCTTTCCTGAACCAGCAACTCCGTGAAGGAGTAAAGCAGAGTGTCCCTTTCTGTAGTAGTTGAAAAACACTTCTTGGTTTTCTGTGAGTGGAACCACATCTTTCAGGTCTGCGAGTTTGACTTTGCACTTAGCTTCTTTGTTTACGGTTGGGGTTGGTGTCGGGGTAATGAATGCTTGAGAAGTAGTGTGCTTCTTGCGGGACATATGCGGGTGGGCTAAATGTATCTGCTGGTGTCCTTGATGTTGGACTGAGGGTTCGCGTTATGAATCTTCCGAAGAACATCCTTGAATCCCTCATCAGGGCGTCGAATTCCAAGACGAACGGCATCCCCTATGGTTGGTGCAATCGATGGAAAGTTTCTCTCCACTTGATATTCATTGCAAGACGGACAGGGTTCTGTTGTGGCGGCATCCATCAGAGGAATACGAACCATGAGATTGAAACGATGGTCACACTTTTTACAGTGATACTCATAGGTCGGCATCGTAATCCTCTTGAAGTTTATGTAGTTTGTCGCTCACCCACTTGAGAAGTATCTGGGATGTTTCCGTATCCAAAAGCCTCTCAAGATGATCAAGCTCTTCTTGAAATTCAGTCACGAAGAAGTTCAAGTACTCTTGCTTATCCTTATTTATGGATTCGACATACTCTTGATTTCTTTCATTTAGCCCAGACATTTCATCCTCCTAAATAGTGTACTTCTCCAATACGCGATTCAACTGGTTGTTCACCCGAATGATCTTCGCCTTGCTCGCCAACTCGTCCAAATTCAATGCGTTGGAGTAGGCACAACCGGAACGCAATCCACCAAGAATGTGTTCTGCGGTTTGTTTCACTTCTCCGCGATATGGAATCTTCACCACTCGTCCTTCTGAAGAACGATACTCATTCCTCTGTCCTGATGCGTCCTGTGCCACATGAGAACTCATGCCGTAGAACAGGACATTCAAATCGTTGTCTGGATCAATCTCACCTTCCTTGTGTGCCGCAAAGACACTTCCCGCCATGACAATGCTTGATCCAAGTGCAAACGCCTTCACAAAGTCTGCTGGATCAGTGCAACCCCCATCACATTCAATATCAGCAACAGGACTACACTCCATGATCGCTGATGCTTGCGGGTAACCAACGCCAGCAACCTTGCGCGTAGTACACACAGCACCAGT